GGGAAGCAAGTAAGTTTTACAGCAAGCGGTAACGTCACCTCGTCTGGTAAGCCTGTTGTCTTAAATAGCGATGGGACTGTCAGTGAGGTCGGTGAGTCAAGTGGTAACGAGGGGATAGGAACTCCTGTAGTTTTCGATACCGATTCAGTTGGCAGCATGTCTTCTGTTTATGACTCAAATGCTAACAAAGTTGTGGTTGTTTATGGAGGAAACGGTGGTGTTGGTTATGCTATCGTAGGAACAATTAGCGGAGCTAGTGTTTCTTTTGGAACTCGCGTGGCTTTTGAGTCAGACAATTCAGAAAGTATGGCTGTTACGTTTGATTCTAATTCAAATAAAATTGTTATTGCATTCAGGTATGCACAGTTTCCTAGTGGTACTTACGGCTATGGTTATGGAATTGTAGGAACCGTAAGCGGAACAAGTATATCCTTTGGAACTAAAGTCGCGTTTAATTCAGCGAACACAACTACTATCGGCCCAGATGGTATAGATTTTGATTCAACTGCTAATAAGGTAGTCATAGCTTATAGAGATGATGGCAATTCAGATTATGGCACAGCTATTGTTGGGACGGTGAGCGGAACGAGTATATCTTTTGGGTCAGAAACAACTATCGAAACAGGGCAAACAAGTTATCACTCGGTTACATACGATTCCAACACAGATAGAACAGTAATAGCTTATCGTCATGTAGCAGATTCTGGTTATGGCAAAGCAAAAGTAGGCGAAATAAGTGGAACAAGTATAACATTGGGAGCTTCCACCACTTTTGAAGCTGCTAGTACTTCTTTTATAGTAAGTGCTTTCGACTCTTCTCAAAATAAAATTGTAATTGCCTATAGTGACGCAGGTAACTCAACTTACGGGACGGGTATCGTTGGGACAGTAACAGGGGGCGGCACTAACACTATTGCTTTTGGCACAGCAGAGGTATTTAACAGTGCGTCTACTGGCCCAATAGCTCCGGCAGCGTTTGACACTAACCTTAATAAAACTATCGTTACTTACTGTAATAGCGTATCTCCTTTTTACGGGTATGCGGTGAGGGGAACAGTTTCTGGTACGGGAATTACATTTAGCACTCCGTTTTTAATAGCAAGCACACAAGTAAGTGGAACTATGTCAGCAGCGTTTGATGCAAGCACAAATAACCTTCTGTTTTCCTATGCAGATGTAGACAGTTCAAGTCATGCAACTGGAGTGGTTTACACAGACTCAGCAACTAATCTCACTTCTACAAACTTCCTCGGCATATCAGACGCAGCTATTTCAAGCGCAGCCACCGGAAACATAACAATGAAGGGCGGCATAGCAGCCACAGGTCTAAGCTCCTTAACTCCTGCCAGCGATTATTATGTTACTAACGCGGGGGCTATCGCTACAAGTGGTGATGTAAAAATAGGTAAAGCCCTGTCAGCCACAGCAATTAATTTGGAGTATCAATCGTGAGCAATCTTTCAGACTTACTCCCCGCAGGAGCGGCAGCAAAACAACTAACATTTACTGACAGTGGGAGTGGAATAGCTTCAAAAGCTCCCTGTGTTTTGGAGTCTGCGGGTACAGTTTCTCCTATTGCGATTGGTTCTGATTCCGCAGGGACTCCTACTTATTTTAGCGGCAGTTCTGACGCAAAAACACAAGGGGGTATGGCCTCTAACGGCAGCGGAGAAATTCTTTATGCGTATAGAGCCAATAACGGTTACGGTACAGTACAAGTTGTTAATTACGCCACGCCCGGAGGGAGTATTACTTACGGAACTCCCGTGACTTTTTCAAGTTCAAGCACTGGCGGTGTTTCTTGTGCGTATGACATACAAAGTGGTTATTACGTTGTCGCTTATACTAATAGCGGTAGTAATTTTGTAGGTGAGTGTCGGTGCGTGTCGGTGTCTGGTACTACACCTACTGTCAATTCAGCAACTGCGCTTTCTTCTTATCCTTATCAAGTTAACAATACTGATTGCGAGTATGACCCCACACAGCAAAAGACATTTATAGCGCACGATTATGTTTATGATGATGGGGCTAGTACCATCTACAGCGGTGGTTATGTTAGGTTGTGTGACCCTTCTAATGCTTATAACCCCCCAACTGTGCATGGTGGTGTTGATGCTGTGGGTGGGGCAAATCCGTGGTTTTACACTGCTCCTAGTATGTCCTATGACGCAAGTGTAAGTAAAACAGTTCTTTTTTATTGTGATCTGTCAGGCAACGCATTCTCTAAAATTATCTCTGTTTCGGGAACCACGCCTAGTTTTAGCGGCAGTACAGCTTTTAATTCTGGTAGCACTGCGTATCCCAATGCTTGTTATGACTCTAGCCAAAACGTACAAGTAGTGGCTTGGATAGACTTGAGTGGTTCAAATCGTGGAAATATAAGAGCAGGAACAACAGGAGCCTCCAGTATTACTTATGGTGGTGAGGTGGAGTTTAGTGATGGTCAAACTGTCAATCAAGCAAATAACGCCATAGCTATTGCTTATGATGCTAATGCTCAAAAAGTAGTAGTTGCGTATGCAGCCGATGATGACAGCGATAATGGAAAAGTTACTATTGTGAGTGTAAGCGGTACAACCCTTACTCCTGCAAGCTCTCTTTATTTAGATGGTTCAACGGGAACACCTGTTGATAACTTTGCTAGTGCTTATGATGCAACAGGTAAGCGCGTTATTGTTACTTATAGAATAACCTCAAACGATCAAACTAGACTTAATGCCGTTGCACCCGGAGCGACAAACCTCACTGCTACTAATTTCGTAGGAATCGCCGACAGCGCAATCTCAGCCTCTGCTGCGGGTAGCGTAATAGTTCAAGGTGGTACAGTAACCGGATTATCAAGTTTGACCACTGGTAGTAAATATTATGTGCAGCCAGATGGAACATTTGGCACTTCAGCAGGTGACCCTAGCGTCAATGCGGGAATAGCAATCTCAACAACATCATTATTATTAAACGGAGACTCGTAACATGAGCCAGACTATAACTCGAAATGACGGCAACGTAAGCGTTTATGTTTTTGACGATAGCGTTAATGTCGATTTATCAGCCACACCAAACGCGACTGTGCGTAACAATGGCGACAACGATTTTGACATCGGTGACCTCAATGCAAGCAACGCAACTCTTCACACGGGCGTAACTGCTCCAGATGGATGGGTTGGTGGCAAGCACACCTATGACGGCAGCTCTTGGGGTGATGTAGCAGGATGGGTAGACCCCGCAGCAGGAATGCTTGAGGCGGACAAGGCTCGCTATGCTGCTAATGCGACTTACAGCTCTACTTTTACCGATGCAGTACAGGCTGAAATAGATCGCATTAAAGCGTTGTAAAGATGCGTCATGGTGCTTTTCATACTAATAGTAAGTATTGGAGGGCAAGATGTATCACGTTCTTGTGAACAGGCGTTGTGCTTTAAGGATATTAATAGATGTCTATATTTT